GGTGTTTTGGTACCTAAGACCCAGGGGCCTCTTCTGGACCGGATGGTACGGTGGGGAGTCTGTCGGGTACCTCAAAGCTCTGTTTCTGTCCCCCGAAAGTCTAGGTCAAGCTCAACCAAAGCCCAGGTCAAGTTCAATACAACCTATTGGTGTATAAACCCCGTGATATCGGCCACCACATCCCAGGATATCAACCTCAGGTTGCATTTATTAACTAGATCCTGGTTAATTCTCTATGATTTTGCTGTCACGCGCTGCAATTAATGCATGACGCAATGCATTGCGTTGATCCGCGCCTAGACTAGCAGCATCGATGCTTAAGCTGTTGTTGTTAATGGTGATCGCTGCATGATCCCCGATGAAGGGCTTGTCTGCATACTTTTGCGAGATTTTCCCCGCCATGCGGAATCTGGTCTCTACTTTCAATTTACTGCGAGCGATTGCTGATGGATTCGCTGTGATCGATCCATCCTCTTGATAAATAAGGTCTTTTGACTCGTCATCGCAGATGTCCAATGCAGAATCAAACAGCACATCAGCCTGCGATGCGCGTGCGCGATTGTAGGCAATGCAAAAGGCCTTTTCTTCGATGCTTTCCCCTGCAGTCCATCTGATCACAGTCGCGCAATCCGGCATATGATCCAGCCTGCAGATCGCTGCGAGACTTTGACCATTGGCGAGTCTTACCAGTATCTCATCCTCAATGGCCTGTGTTCGCTTTGACGGTCTGCCAATGCGAGCAACAGCTTTATCAGCATCATGGGATATTTGGATCCAAGCCTTTGACTCTTCCTGAGTCTGCTCAGCTATGTATTCAGCCTTGGGAATAGGCTTCTGTTGCTGCTTTCTCGCCATGATATATGATCCCCTGCTTTCCCCGCCAATGATGCGAGCGATTGCAGGATCATACCACAGCGCAGGCGCATCGATCCATATGCATAGATTAGCATATTAAACCATTGATTCCAAACGCAAAAAGGCCTGAGTCATTGCGACTCAAGCCTGTTTCTTGGCGGGGGATTGCTTAAGCTTAAGCAGACTTGCGCGCTTGTCTCGCATCTCGCATTGCAGCACATGCAGCGCGATAAGCTTTCCCATGGCGCAGCACATATTGTCCTGCGATCCTGCGTTGAACGTCTGCGCCTGTGTTTAACCATTCGCACATGTGCAAAGCCTTAACCATATTGCGAATCGCATATACAGGCTGATCCCCGACTAGCTTTATTGCTGTGTTCATGTCCATTGCAGATTCCCCTTTTGATTACGTTTTTTGAGACACACAGAAAACACCACAGGCCCGATCCAGAAAAATCTGATTCCCCCGACTCTTTTTGTCCTGATCATTGTTTCCCCCCATATGTGCGATTCAGTATGCGAGTCGTAATCTTTTTTGCGCGATCCAAGCGCGCATCATGCTCAGGCTGATCGATCCAGCCCTGATCCAGCGCATACTTTGCTGATTGTATGCGATCCTGATGAAAGTCTAAGGCTTCTGTGATCTGATCGATTAGGCTTTGATCCTGCGCAGGATCAGCGAAGGCTGTGATTATGTTCATTTGATCCCCCTTTACCATACGCCAAGAGTCTGCAAAGCGAGTCGATCCTTATCTAGTCCGACTGTTAAACTATGCTGTGTGTTTTTCGGCAGACTTTCAAACCATGAGTCGATTTCATCATGTAAAGCCTTTAACTCAGGATTCCATGAAAGCCTGATCATATTCCCCATTCCAACCTTAAAACAATTGCAGCGCATCATCAGCGCAGACCATGCAGCATATGCATCAGTATCAGGCTTAGGGGATGATGAAAGCAGCAGGCCTTTGCGTGATCCTTTTGTAGCAAGAGCAGCATGGATTGCGGCCTTTGCGCGATCAGATAATCTGTTTTCCATGTGATCGATTCCTTGTTTGCGTTAACCTGATCTGATTTTTATATGCATGATCTGCATATGTAAAGCCTTTTGCTACTAGGAAGCAGGATTATTTTTGTAACAAATTAATTAATAAATCTCCTGGTCTATTATAATCCTTTTCGCTTGCAATATGCATAATCTGCATATAAGACTCGTCCTGTGTTCACAACAGCACATGGAGTCGTCATATGCATGGAATGTTCAAGAAAGCAGCGCAGATCAAATCAAAGCAGCGCAGCAGCATCATATATCAAGGTCCAAGCCTGATCGATGGATCCCCTATTGTCGTGATCGCGATCATTAGCAGCAGGAACAAAAAAACAGGATCGATGCTGCAGACATATATCATGCGCGCTGATATGGATCCCCGACTCGCATCGAAAACAGGCGCAGACTTTGCAATTTGCGGCCTGTGTAAGCATCGGGGAATCGCAACAGATGATCCCCTAAAAAAGCAGGCCGCAGGCCGTTCTTGTTATGTGCTATTAGGCCAAGGCCCTTTAATCGCTTATCAGGCCATGATGCGCGGCCTTTATCCTGTGATCGCAGGACATGCAGCAATCGCCGCAATGGGATCAGGCCGCAAAGTAAGAGTCGGCACATATGGGGATCCTGCAGCAGTCCCCTCTTACATATGGGAAAGCCTGCTATCTGATGCAGACATGCACACAGCCTATTCGCATCAGGCCGCGCAGCATGGCGCTGCTTTCGATGCTAAGCTTATGATGCAGTCTGCAGACTCTGAGCAAGAGGCTCGCAGCGCATGGAATCAGGGGATCAGGACGTTTCGAGTCGTTTCATCAGTCGCTGATATCGTGGCGGGAAAAGAGATTCTGTGTCCTGCATCAAAGGAAGCAGGCAAAAAGACCTCTTGCGCTGATTGCGGCCTTTGCGCTGGATCCAGCATCAAAGCAAAGTCTATTGCGATCCCCGCGCATGGCGCAGGATCGATCCATATCGCAGCATAGGGGGATCATATGAGGATCGAAACAGCAATCGAACTAATCGCTGCAGTCGCATGCTGGTCTTTTGTCGGGGGATTATGCGCGCTGTGTTTCATCTGATCACAGGATAGCAAGAGGGGGATCCATTCCCCCTTTTTTGCGTCTGCGATTTCCCCTTAACCCTAAAAATCAGCCTTAACATGGAGTCACGTTATGAAAGTAGAACCGGTTTACCAGTCGCTCGCATATTATGAACAGCGCGCAAAGCAGATGCAGGCGCCTGCGCTCGCATATGCAATGCAGGACGTTTCGCAGACTTTGCATGTGATGCGCGAGCGAGACTTGCGAGATCCTTATATTGTTAAGCTCATGTGCGAGTTTGATGCGCTCACGGTCGAGCTATCGCGCCGCAAACGACTCCAGCGATAGCACTGGACCACTGGACCGGACCACCCCGCTGGACCACTAGCGGGGCTGGACTACTGGACTATTTGACCACTGGTCACGGACCAGGGGACGCCTAATCGCGTCCTGGTCATTGGTCATTGGTCATTGGTCATGGACCGGACCACGCACCCGGACCATTGGTCACCTTCTGGCGGGGGAAAATTGCGCTTGCTCATATGGTCAGCGATCAAAGCCCATATGACTATGACCACTGGACAGATGAAAAACACGAAAACGGAAATATAGAAGATGGTCATTTCATCCATTGGACTAGCCTTTTCGGATTGGTCATTGGTCATTGGTCATTGGTCATTGGACCGTTTGTGCATTTAACTGTTGACTATGGTCAAGCATATGATAACTTATGAGTCGTCCCACAACGGAGACAGTCACATGATACAGCAAAAGCAAAGCCCCATCCAGCTAACCAAAGCTGACGGCATTTATCAGCTAACCTACTTTGGTCACCCCACAGGGTTCATCGGACCAATCAAAGTCAAGAACCGGGATCGTCACCATTGGCGAGCCGTGTCGGTTCATGGCGAAGTCAAGCACTGCTATTCACTGGAAAGCGCCCGTCAGTGGTTGCTTTCCGCTTATCATTAGGGGGAATGGTCATGAAACACTACGTGCCGCAACGGCTACCACATACACCGGGACCTTGGCACACCAAATGGGTGCGAAACTCTACGTATATTCGGTCC